TGGAACTGCCGCAGGGCAGCACCCGGGAGACCGCCACCCTGATCGAGGCCTTCGCCGAGATGCGCCGACAGGTGGAGCATCGGCAGATCGCGCTGCAACATCAGGCCCTGCATGATGCCTTGACCGGTGGAATGGGAAAAATTAAATGCGATGATGTTGATGCGACGTGAAGAGGCGTGAAGTGGCGTGAAATAGCGTTATGTCGTTGATTACGTTGGATAATTAAGGGGATTGGTCGCGAAGGGGCGCGTGCTCGGATTGCATGCGACAAAAAACGCGCGAAAGAGGCCGCCGTCAGGCGGTTTTTTTGTGGGCGATGTAGGCTTTGGTGCGTGCCAGTTCTTCGTCGGTGAGGTCGGCGAGGGATGTCTTGCCGAAGCGCTTGGTGATGTAGGGCAGATAGGCGTACTCGTCGCCGAGCTGGTTCTTGCAGCGGGCCTTGATGTAGGCGATCTGGCGACGTCGCCAGTCCGGATCGCGCTTCGGGGCGGTCTTCATGCCGTCGATGCGGGCGCGTTGGGTTTTCAGCCAATTGCATGCCTCTTCAAAGCGGTCGGCCGGGAGCACGTGGTAACTCGTGACGCGAAATTTCCTTTGAAATGAATACCATGCAGCGGCGTGGGTGAGCGGGCGCGCGCGCACGCGGATGGTGTTGTGGGCGTCGATCCAGGCGTTGATGAGCTCGCGCAGCTTGAGCTTCTGGTCTTCCGTGAGTTCGCTGCGCGTTGGGTCGATGCGGTTGATGCGGCGAACGGTTGCGGCGTGGATGACGGTGTTGCCGTCGCCGACGATGTTGTGATGCCCTTCGATGTGCACAGCCTTTCCCTGCTGCGCGCGGCGCTTACGCGGCGATTTGGCGGCCTGGCGGATGATGCTGATGATCTTCTGCTTTTTGTCTTCCATCGCGGTCTCCTTGGCTTGAATGAAAGGGTGAAAGTTTCAGTGCGAACTTTCACCCGTTAACTTTCACCCGTTCGTGAAGTTTCACCACTTAACTTTCACCTCTTCGCGGTTGAACTTTCACCCGTTCACGCCACCCGCCGGATGAGCTCGATGACGTTGTCGCGGCTGGCGGCGGGTTCGGCGAGGAGCTCATAGGCGAGCAGGATGGCCTCGGCCTTTTTGGCCGGGGGCAGGCGCTTGTCGCCCAGGCCTTCCTCGATGGCCTCGATGGCGGCGAGCAGGCGGGCGCGGTCGGTGAGCTCGGAGGCCGGGCGCGAGCGATGGCCGGTGAGGATGTAAGTGATATCAACACCAGCATTGAAGATGGCCGCCAAATACTCGAGGTCCGGCGAACGGACTCCTTTCTCATAGTTGATCTGAGACTTACGGCTTTGGCCAGCCAATGCGGCGAAAGCGTCCTGACTCATGCCCAGACGCTGCCTTTCCTCTTTTAATCTTAGTCCATAATCGATCACATTAACCCCTTGACATGTCCACGAACGTGGACAATACTGCCCACCACAGCAACAACTCGGGGATGAAGTGGAACTATGAACGAAACAGCAAGGATCGACAAGGCGCGCGCCGCGCGGGCGCGGGCGGCAATGGAGCGCCTGGGCATCAGTCAGGCGCAACTGGCCCGGGCGCTGGGGGTGCATCCCAAGATCGTCAACGAGGTGCTGCGCGGGCGGCTGATTGGCGTGCGCGGCGGCACGCACAAGGTGGCGGTGGCCCTGGGGCTGAAGGACGGGGAAATCCTGCCGCCTGGCCCGATCAGCGACGAGGAGCTGATCGCGCGGCTGCGCGCGTCGGCGAAGGGGGGGGCGGCATGAACAAGCGGCTGTTTGATATGGGCTGGCGCGCCGGCTTCAGTGCGTATCTCAGCATGACCAGCGGAGACACCTACACCATACCCGGCACCGACCGGACGGAGGACTACTTGCTTGGGTTTGCCTGCGGCATGGAGGCCGGCTGCGCATGGGAGACGGGCTATGCGGATGGCCGCGCCGGGCGGCCCGTGGGGCGGCCGGACGAGGCCTTTCTGACGGAGTACCTCAACGGCTACCGGGATGGATATGAGATGTTCCGGTGGGAGCGTGAGCATGCTGCCTGATCTGGTGGATCTGGCCGCCATCGCCGAGGCGGTGGGGGTCTCATACACAACAATCGTCAATAAATGGGCCACCTCCGCTGACTGGCCACCACACTACGACCGCGCTGGCCTGGGCGGTGCGAAGCGCTGGCGTGTCTGTGACCTGCCGACGGCGTTTTCGCGGCGCGGCAAGGTGATCGACGTGCGCGCGGCTGTCGAGTTCTATTTGGCCGCTCAGGCGGCCCAGAAAATGCCCGCCCACACCGGCGAGCCCACCCAGGCGGGGATGCCCTCTCCCGCCCAGACCAGCCCGGCGGCCACCGGTGCGGGTGGGCTCGCCGGTGTGGGTGGGGGTACCACCATGCCACAGGGGCGCCTGATGGAACCTGCCGCGACGGCGGCGGGGAACGCAGGCAACGGGCAGCTAACCCGTGGAGCCGGTTCGATTCCGGCTACCCACACCACTGATGATCTGTCCGACGCCATCCTGGTGGGCCGTCTGGCGGGCGCGCGGCGTCCGACCGAGGCGGATTTCGAGCGGGTGCGGCGGGCGCGGGAGATCATGATCGCGCTCAGGCCGCTGCTGGATTTGCCGGAGCGGCACCGGGGGCGGCGGGCGATGGCGGAGCGCATCGCCGAGGCGCTGGGCTGCTCGTGGCAGCACGTTTACCGGCTGGAGAAGCGCGCCCGCGAGGGCGGGCTGTTGGCCATTGCCCGGATGGGCATGCGCTCCGACCGGGGCCAGGCGCGGGTGGTGGTGTCCGCCGCCTGGTCGGTTTGGGCGGAGGAGGCGGCCCGTGTGGTGGGTGAGGAGATCGGGCAGCTTGCCGAGCGCATGGTGCAGGCGGTGCGGGCGGCCTGGGTGGGCGGCGCGCCGTCGGCCAAGCAGGCGTGGCTTGTGGCTACCGCCGCCGTGGGGCGCTGGCTGCACGAGCGGGGCGCGCCGTCCGACCTGGTGGGCGGGCTGTTGCGCCTGCCCTGCCCGCGCAAGATGGTGGAGGCCGAAGGCGAGCGCTTCCGTGTGGCGGGCCGCGCCCGGCGCGACGCCAAGGGGGTCTATGACCGGAATCTGACGCCGGTGAGGCGCACGGCGGCGGGCCTGCTGCCGGGCGATCTGGTGTGCGGGGACATCTCGCCTTTGGACATTCCGGTGGCGCGGCCGGACGGCAGCACGGCCTATGCCCGCATGATCTCGTGGCACGACGTGGCCACGAACTGGCTGTGGATCGACCTTTTCCTGACCGAGAAGGGCCAGGGGGTGCGGCGGGAGCACGTGGCCGCCTCCTTTGCCCGCATGTGCGAGCAGGCGCCATTTGGCGCGCCCAAGCGGCTCTATTTGGACAACGGCTCTGAATACAAGTGGGAGGAGCTGCTGTTCGCCTGGTCGCAGCTGGCGGAGCTGACCGGACACCGCTTCCGGGCGGACGAGGCGGCCTTGCTGCCGGAGTCCGGCCGGGTGGTCCGCTCCATCCCCTTCCATCCGCGTGGAAAGCGCATCGAAGGCCAGTTCGGCAACCTTGGCCGGTGGCTTGGCTGGTGGATGGGCTATGTGGGGGGCAACCGCATGGCCAAGAAGGTGGCCAGCCTGGGCAAAAACCCGGTGGTGAGCGATTACGAGGCGGTGCGCCAGTGGCTGGCGGACACGCTGGCCGACTACCACGTGACGCCGCAGGGCGGCGAGCACATGGGCGGGCTTTCACCGCAGCAGAAGATCGACCAGGCGCTGGATGCTGGCTGGAAGCCCACCCGCATCGACCGGGTGGCGCTGATGCTGGCCTTCGCGGAGCGGGAGACCCGCGTGGTGTCGCGCGGGGCGATTCAGTTCCGTGGCGCGACCTGGACGGCGGACTTCCTGATGGGCATCGAGGGCCGGGTGGAGATTGCCTACCCGCGCATCGGCGCGCCGGAGGGCGAGGTGCTGTTCGTGTTCCACCGGGGCGAGCTGCTCGGCGTGGCGACACCGGAGCGGGTGTTCGGTGTGCTGGACGCCGAAGGGGCGCAGGAGGCTGGCCGCCGCCGCCAGGCGCTGCGGCTGCTCATGGCCGAGAAGATGGAGCAGGCCGGCGGGGCGCTGGATCAGGCCCAGTTGGCCGGGTTCCGGGCGCAGATGCTCGGATTGCAGGCGACGCTGGACCGCGCCAGCGAGGCCGCCGAGGTGGTGGAAGCCAGCGGCGAGCTGGCCGACATGGCGCGCGCCTATGCGCGGGCGAGATCGGAGCTGTCCGAGCAGGCCAAGGCGCTGATGGCGCGGGCCAAGGCGGCGAAGGAGGCCGAGGCGCTCACAAGGCTGGCCTTCGAGGATGAGGAGACGCGCGCGGCGCGGGCGCTGGGGTTTTGAGGTCCGGCGGCCGCTGGCAGGCGGCTGCCGGGAGGTGATGGCACAACGTGAAAAGGCAACGACATGAAGGATATACGAGAAACGAAGGCGGTAAAAGAGGCGCTGGCGCTGGCCGATCTGGTGATGGCGTCGGACAACGCGATTGGCGAGATCACCGGGCCGGCCGGCACCGGCAAGACCATGGCCGGGCGCGCGGTGGTGCAGAAGCTGGGGGCGATCAGGATTGCCGCCTGGGATGGCATGACGCGCCATCAGCTGCTTGCGACGGTGGCCGCGGCCATCGGCATGGAAGGGCCGGGCAGCGCCGACCGCGTGCTGCGGCGCGGCGCGGAGGCCGAGCGGGTGATGCTGGTGATCGACGAGGCCAACAAGCTCTCATGGCGGGTGCTGGAGACGATCCGGTATCTGGCCGACGAGTGCGGCTTTGCCGTGCTGCTGATCGGCACGGAGCTGTACACCCGCAAGTTCACCGACGCGCGCACCCGGCCCCTGCTGGTGCAGCTTGGATCGCGCATCGGCGCCAAGCGGGTCAGCACGCGGCATCTGGACCGGGCGGAGACCTACGCCCATGTCGTCAAGCCGATTTTCGGCGACATTACCGACAAGGAGATGGTCACCGCCTTCTGGCAGGCGTGCCGCCGGGGCAACTACCGCGAGGCGGTGGAGCTGGCCGAGGAGTGCAAGCGGCTGATGGCGGTGAACGGCTTGCAGACCCTCACGCCCTCCGTGCTGGAGCTGGCCGCCACCTGGATGGCCAACCGCCACGCGATGGAGGGATGAGATGGCCGTTGAAATCAGCCTGGCGGAGATTGCGGCGGTTCTTGGGTGTTCAAAAAGCACGGCCTGCCGGATCCGGGCGGGCGGGTACGACAAGGAGAGCGAGCTGCCCGCCCGTTACGCCGCGCTCGTGGCCGTTGTGGAGCGGGTGGAGCGCGAGACGGCCAAGCTGGACGTGGATTCCATCTGCTACGCCTGCCCGCGCGATGACTGCACGGGCTGCCGGGTGGCGGAGGTTGTTACGGGTTGATCGAGGGTATCGAGCCGCCTGGCCGGGCGGCGTCATTGGAGAGAGAAAAAATGGCAAAAGCAGTACAGAAAAAGGCAGCGGTGGCGAAAGAGGCTCTTCCTGCCGGGGTGAAGATCGTGAATGGGGCGGAGTTGCCGCTGGATGCGTCCAGCATCCGCCTGGTCATGGAGGGGTGGGCGCTGAAAAAACAAATGGACGAAGCCAAGGCGCGGCTGGATGCCATCAACGCCGAGCTTCTGGCCGCCCATGGCACCGGCTACGCCCTGGTGGTGACGGGCATCTGCCGGGCGAGCCTGGCATCCAGGCGGACAGTCAAGGTCACCGATCCCGCGAGGCTGGAGGCGGTGCTGGGCGCGCGCATGCTCGACATGGTTAAGGAAAAGGTCACATGGACGGCCAGCGACAAGCTGGTGGAGATGGCGACCAACGCCGATGAGCCGCTGCAACCGGCCATCGCCGCCTGCCTGAGCCTCTCGGAGGTCCGGTCCGTCACCTGGCGGGCCGAGAAGTAACCCGGCTCGATGGCCTGCGCGAGCGGGCCATCCGGCAGGGTGGCTTACCTGAGGAGGATGAGGCGCATGGAGACCATGAATACCGAGATCGAGGACCTGGTGGCCAGGATCGCCACCGGCATGACCACGGTGCAGGACGCCCTGCTGGTGCGGGCGCTGCTGGAGCGCCTGGCCGCGCTGGAGGCGCAGGAGGTGAGCGATGGCGGCACGGACTGACGCCCGCCGAGTGCTGATGGGCCTGGCCCACAAGGCGGCCTTGCTTGCCGGGCTGGATGACGACGCGCGCCGGGCGGTGCAGCAGGCCGTGACCGGCAAGGCGAGCTGCAAGGACATGAGCGAGGCCGAGCTACGGCGGCTGCTCTGGCACTACAAGGCCAAGGGGGTGGGCATTGGCATCCCCGGCCCCGCGCCGCGCGGCGGGCAGGGCTGGACGCGGCCCACCCCGTGGCAGTGGGCGGAGATCGAGCGGCTTTCTCACGCCATGGGCTGGGAGGGGCTGGAGGATGGCCGCCTGCTGGCCTTTGTGCGGCGCACGGCGCAGGTGGATAGTGTGCGCTTTTTGACCCGTCGGCAGGCCACCTGGGTGATTACCGGCCTTGGGCGCTGGCTGGCGAGCATTCAGCGGAGGGCGGGCCGATGATGCTGGGCCGTTGCCCTGTGTGCCATGCCCACATCAGCCTGGAGGCCGTGTGCCAGGACGAGGCCGGGCGCGAGCTTCTGGGCCTGCTGGCCACCCTGCCGGGCGAGACCGGGCGGGCATTGGTGCAGTATCTGGGGCTGTTCCGGCCGGAGAAAAGGGACCTGGCCAACGACCGCGCCCTGAGGCTGGCGCGGGAGGCGCTGGCCCTGTCGGCGGACCCGGCGCGGCTGGCGCGGGCCATGAGCGAGACGGTGGAGGCCCTGCGCGCCAAGGGGGGCGGGCCGCTGCGCAATCACAATTACCTCCGGCGCGTGCTGGAGGGGTTGCCCGACGACGGCGTGGTTGTGGAGCGGGCGGGCGGCGCGTACGCGCTACCCGCCAGGCGGCGCGTCACGGCGGCCGAGCAGGCTGTCATGGCCATCCGCAGCGTGTCGTTCGGAGATGACGATGCGGGAGGTGTGGCGTGACTATCCATGTGCCCGTCCCACGCTGGCTGGGGGAGATCGTCAAGCATCACATGGAGCGGCTGCGCCTGATGAACCTCGAAGGCTCGCCGCCTTCCATTGCCATGGGCGAGGTGACGCGCCTGTGGGCCGAGACCCTTGCATCGAGCGGCCGGTACGAAGAAGCACTGGACGCCTGGCGCTTCCACGAGGCGTTCATGGCGCTGGCGCGGCAGTGCGAACGCTGGCCCGCCCCGGTGCACCTGCTGCGCGTCCTGCCCGCGCGGCGGGAGGCGGCCAAGCTGCCGCCGCCGAAGGCATCAGCGAATGATCGTGAGAGGGCAAAGGCGATGTTGGCCGACATCGCCCAGAAGCTCGCGAGGTCGAAATGATGAATGCCGCACGCCTTGAAAACTCCCCCAGGCTTCAGCGCGTGGCCGCGCTGCTGGCCGACGGGCGCGAATACTCCACCCTGGACATCGTGATCGGCGCCGGGGTGTGCGCGGTGAACAGCTGCGTGGCGGAGCTGCGCGCCAATGGGTTTGCCATTGCCTGTCGCCGGGAGGGTGACCGCTGGTTGTATCGGGTGGAGGCGAAAAATGCTGCCTGAGAGCGCGCCGGAAGGCGCGGTTTTGCTTTACGAGGCCGCCGAGGCCGCCCTGGTGGAGGTGCTCGGCCTCGAGCGCGAGCGTGCCTCCCAGGCTGCCTACGACATCATCCGCCGCATCTTGGAGGCCTGCGGCGGGGAGTATTTCTATGTGCCCAAGGACATAAGGCTGGCGGCCCACGAGCGGGACATCAAAATCTGGCAATCCTTCACCGGCCACAATCACCGGGAGCTGGCCCGCGAGCACGGGGTGACGGTGCAGTACGTGTACCAGATCCTCGCCCGCATGCGCGAGCAGGAGATCGCCCGGCGTCAGCTCGGCCTGTTCTAAACGGGTTTAATTCGCCCCGCCCAACCCATGATGGATGCTTGGCGGCATGAAAACGCGGCTGAGCATCGCCCTTCTATCCCTCTCCGCCGCCGGGCTGGCGGGCATCGCCATCCACGAAGGCTACCGTTCCCGCGCCTATGACGACGGCGTGGGGGTGCAGACCATGGGGTTCGGCACCACCCGCCACCCGGACGGCCGCCCCGTTGCGCCCGGCGACCGGGTGACGCCGGAGCGCGCGCTGGTCATGCTGGCCCATGATGCCGCCCGCATCGAGCGGGAAATCAAAATGTGCATCGGTGATGTGCCGCTGCACCCGCACGAGTGGGATGCACTTGTGTCGCTGGCTTACAACATCGGTTCTGCGGCGTTCTGCAAGTCCACATTGGTGAAAAGGCTCAAGGCCGATCCGCCGGATTACGCGGGCGCGTGTGCCGAAATCCTGCGATGGAACAAGGCCGGGGGGAGGGTTTTGCCCGGCCTGGTGAAGCGCCGGGAGGAGGAATACCGCCGGTGCATGGGGGAGGCCGGATGATGCACCTGATGCATGGCTGGGTGTGGGCCGCCGTCACCGTAGGCCTGATGGCGGGCGGGGGACTGGCTGGCTGGCGACTCGCCGCCGACCGCTGCGAGGCGCGGGTGGCTGCGCTTGAAGCCGAACACGCCAGCGAGCGGGAGGAGGCGATGCGGCAGGCCGCCGCGAAGCTGTCCGCCTCACAGGAGGCTGAGCGACGCGCTCTGCACGAATTGCATGCGACGAAAAACCGCCTCGCCGCCGCGAACAAACGACTCAAGGAGGCCCTCCATGCCCTACCGACCGCTGCTGACTGCGGCCTGTCTGGCCCTGCTCGCGGGCTGCTCAACCGCGCCCTCGACCCCGCCGCCGCCCCCATGCCCACGGATACCGGCGGGGCTGCTGGAACCGCTGCCGCCCCTGCCGCCGATCCCGGCGCGACAGAAGCCGACATCGCAGGATGGGCCGCAGACGCCATCGCCCTCTACGGCGAATGCCGCGCCCGCATCGACGCCATCCGCCAGTGGGACGAGGTGACCCATGGAAGGTGACATCCTCTCCGGCCTCATGCGCTGGCAGGTCTCGGTGTGGGTCATCGGCGCCCTGCTGGGCGCCGTGGCGCTGATGGCGCGCGGCTTTGCCAACCGGCTCATGCGCGAGATCGACCAGCGCTTCGAGCGCCTGGAATCCATGGCCGCCGAGATCAGGCGCATCGACGCCGAGCTCACCGGCCTGCGCGCGGAACTCCCGCTGCACTACATCCGGCGCGAAGACCACATCCGCGACATGTCGGCCATCACCATCAAGCTCGACCGCATCCACGAAATGCTGCTCATGATCGTCAAGGAGACCAGCCATGGCTAACCCGATCGGCCAGGCCATCGACATCGAGCGCGCCGAGCGCGAAACCCTGCGCTGGGTGCTGCTGACCGCCCTGTGGCACGCCCGCCCCTACGGCGCGCTGGAGACGCTGCTGGCCGCCTGCGCGCACGACATCCCGGTGCGCGCCAGCGCCGCCGACATCCGCCGCGAACTTGGGTGGCTCAAGGCACACGGCCTGGTCACCATCGACGACCGCGGCCCCGTGTGGTCAGCGGAACTCACCGCGCTTGGGCTGGACGTGTACGAATACCGGGCCGAGGCCCCGGCGGGGATTGCCCGCCCGCCGAGGTGGTGACATGGCGCGCCGAAGCAAGATCGACGGGCTGCCGCCCGAGCTTAGGGCGCAGCTGGAGCGCCTGTTGGCCGACCGCACCCACGGCGGCTACGTGGCCCTGAGCCAGTGGCTCAAGGAACAAGGTTACGAGATCAGCCATGCCGCCGTGCACCGCTACGACCAGCGGGTGCAGCGGGTGATGGAGCGCATCCGCGCCAGTACCGAGGCCGCCCGGCTCATCGCCCAGACGAGCCCAGACGAGGCCGATGAGCACTCGGCGGCGGTGATCCGCATGGTGCAATCGGCTCTGTTCGACGCCATGACCGCCCTGTCCGAGACCGACGAGCAGGCCCCGGCGGACAAGGTCAAGGTGCTCTCCCAGGCCGCCCGCGCCATCGCCGAGGCGAGCCGTGCGAGCATCGCCCAGAAGCGCTGGCAGGACGAAGTGCGCGAGCGCCTGGACGCCATCGAGCGCGAGGCGGGCAAGGCGGGCAAGCGGCTGGATGCGGAGACCCTGCGCGCGGTGCGGGAGGGGTTGTATGGCGGGTAAGACTGACTGGCAGCGCGGCTTTAGAGCCGGGTTCGACTCAAACCGGCTGACCGCCACTCAGGCGCTCGAAGCCGCGCGGATGGCGCGCGAGGACGCGGCGCGCACGAATGCCATGCTGACCGATGCGCTCATGGAGAGCGAGCGCCGCGCCGACGCCCTGCTCGATCATCTCGACACGCTGGCCATGCACGCGCACCGCGACATTCTCGACGACTGGGTGTGCGTCCCGGCATGCGAATGGGATGCGGTCATGCGGCAGGTGTTCGGTGACGGTTATGGCAAGTGAGCGCCCCATCCTCTACCCCTACCAGCGCCGCTATCTGGCCGACACGGCCCGCTTCAAGGCTGGCATGTGGTCGCGGCAGACGGGCAAAACCTTCACCACCACGCTGGAGGCGGTGCTGGACGTGCTGGAGGCCGAGGCCGCCGGGCGTGTGTCGCGCTGGACGATCCTGTCGGTCAGCCGCGACCGGGCGCTGGATGCCATGGACAACGGCGTGAAGCTCCATTTGCGGGCCATCGGCCAGGCCTTCGAGGCGCTGGATGTGCCGCTGGACGTGGACGAGCTGGCGCACGTGGTGCGCATTGGCGGCCGGGGCAGCTACATCCGCGCGGTGGCGAGCAAGCCTGCCACGGCGCGCGGTATGAGCGACAACCTGATCCTGGACGAGTTCGCCCACCATCAGGACAACCGCGCCATCTGGACGGCCCTTCTGCCGGTGGTGTCGCGGCCCGATCTGAAGCTCAGGGTGATCTCCACCCCCAACGGCAAGGGGGACAAGTTCTACGAGATCATGACGGCGGCGGACAGCCCGTTTTCCCGGCACGTGGTGACCATTCACGACGCGGTGGCGGACGGCCTGCCGCGCGACATCGAGGAGCTCAAACGCGCGCTGGGCGACCCGACCGCCTGGGCGCAAGAGTTCGAGTGCCAGTTCATCGACGAGGCCACGGCCTGGCTGCCGTATGAGCTGATCGACGCCTGCGAGGCCCCCGCCGCGCCGGGGCGATACGAGGGCGGGCCGGTGTATGTGGGCATGGACTTTGCCGCGCGGGGCGACCTGACGGTGATTGCCGTGCTGGAGCGGGTGGGCGATGTGCTGTGGCTGCGCGAGATGGTGGAGCTGCGCCGCACCTCGTTTGCCGAGCAGCTGGCCGAGCTGGACCGCATCATGCGCGATTACCGCGTGGTGCGCGCCGCCCTGGACCAGACCGGCCTGGGCGAGATGCCGGTGCAGGAGGCCCGGCGGCGGCATGGGGCCTACCGCATCGAGGGCGTGCTGTTCAGCCCTGCCCGCAAGCTGGACATGGCCACGGCCCTGAAGGAGGCCATGGAGGACCGCCGCCTGCGCCTGCCCGCCGGGCGGCCGGAGCTAAGAGCCGACCTGCACAGCGTGCAGCGGGTGGCGGGGCCCACCGGCGCGCCGCGCCTGGTGGCCGAGCGCACCGAGGCGGGCCACGCCGACCGCTTCTGGGCGCTGGCCCTGGCCGTGTCGGCGGCGGCGGGGCCCGGCCTGGCCTATGGCTACGAGAGCGTGGCCAAGCGCGGCCTTTACGCCACGAGAGATGAAGATTGGACGGATAGGAGGTGGGCGGCATGGTGAGCAAAACTGATTTGACCCGCGAGATCGCCCGGCCCGCCCAGACGGGCCTGCGCAGCGTGTGGCAATGGCGGCCCCTGGCGAGCCTGACCCCGGCCCAGGTGGCGGACATCCTGCGCCGGGCGGCCATGGGCGATGCCCACGATTTCCTGCTCGCTGCGGACGACATCCGCGAGAAGGACCTGCACTACCGCGCCGTAATGCAGACCCGCACCATGTCGGTGGCTGGCCTGCCGTGGGATGTGCAGCCCTGGGATGAGAGCACCCCCGCCCGCCGTGCGGCGGAGCTGGTGGAGCAGGTGCTGAGCGAGATCGACCTGCCTGGCCTGATGGCCCATCTGATGGATGCTGTAGCCAAGGGCTATGCGGTGGCGGAGATCCTGTGGGATACAGGCGGCGGCGGCTGGCGGCCCCGCGCCATCCTGCCGAGGGAGGCGCACTGGTTCCGCTTCGATGCGGACACGGGCCGCATGCTGCGGCTGGCGGACGGCAGCGCGGAGGGTGGGGACATTCCGCCCTACCGCATGATCGTGCACGCCCCGCCGCTGGCCTCCGGCATCCCGCTTCTGGGTGGTGTGGCAAGGTCTGCCCTGTGGGCATGGGTGTTCAAATCGTATGCCATGCGCGACTGGGCGCGCTTTGTGGAGCTGTTCGGCCAGCCCATCCGGGTGGGCAAATACCACCAGGGCGCATCCCCGGAGGACGTGGCCGTGCTCAAGCGCGCGGCCTTCGAGCTGGGGTCGGATGCCGCCGCCGTCATCCCCCAGGAGATGGCGCTGGAGCTCGTCGAGGCCGGCGGCAAGAGCGCCTCGGCGGACCTGTACCACCGCCTGATCGACTACCTGGACCGGCAGGTGAGCAAGGCCGTGCTGGGCCAGACCATGACCACCGACGACGGCTCCAGCCTGGCCCAGGCCCGGGTGCACGACGAAGTGCGCCGCGATTTGCTGGCCGCCGATGCCAGCGCCATGGCCGCCACCCTGACCCGCGACCTCATCGCCCCTCTGGTGCGGCTCAATCTGGGGGATGCCCCCCTGCCCACCTTCAGCCTGCGGGTGGAGGAGCCGGAGGACCTCACCGCCCTGGCCGAGCACGTGGTCAAGCTCGCATGGGCCGGGCTGCCCATTCCGCAGTGGTGGGTGCGGGATAAGTTCGGCATCCCGGAGGCCGCCGAGGGCGAGGCGGTGCTGGGCGTGGCCGCGCCAAGGGCAGCGCCGCAGGCGCAAACGATGGGCTGCGGCTGCCCCGTGCACGGATTGCATGCGACAAAACACGCGCAGGAACAACACGTTCCGCAGCCCATGGACCTGCTGGCCGACCGGCAGGAAACCGAGGCCGAGGATGGCTGGCGGGCGATCATGGCCGAGATCGAGCGCATCGTGAGCGAGGCCGACAGCCTGCCCGCCCTGCGGGATGCCCTGCTGGCCGCCTTCGGCCACCTGCCGCACGACCGGCTGGCCCGCGCCATGGAGCTGGGCCTGCTGGCGGCGGAGCTGGCCGGGCGCTATGCCGTGGAGGAGGATGCCCGTGGCGGATGAAGCCGATCTTGCCGCAGAACACCTGGCGCGCGAGATGGCGCTGATGCTGCGCCGCCGCGCCGAGGCCGGCCCGGAACCCGTCGGCCATTGCCTGTGGTGCGGGGCCAGGCTGCGCCGCCCGCTGCGCTGGTGCGACGCAGACTGCCGGGACGCATGGGAGCGCGACCATGGCCGATCCTAGCCTTCAGGCTATCCTGCGACTGCCCTTTGCCGAGCAGATCGCCTTTTTCCGGCAGAAGCTCGGCAATCTCGTGCCGACCAAGACCTGGCGGGACATGATGCGGTCTGCCCACGACCGCGCCTTCATGGTGGCGGGGGCGGTCAAGGCGGATTTGCTCGCCGACCTGGCCGGGGCGGTGGACCGGTTCATCACCGAAGGCAAGAGCCTGGAGGCCTTCCGCCAGGACTTCCGTTCCATCGTCGAGCGCCACGGCTGGCAGGGCTGGACCGGCTCCGAGAGCGCGGCGGGGCGCGCCTGGCGCACGCGCGTCATCTACCGCACCAACATGAGCACATCCTACGCTGCCGGGCGGCTGGCCCAGCTGAAGGGCTACCCGCTCTGGGTGTACCGGCACTCGGGCGCGGAGCATCCCCGCCTCCAGCACAAAGCCTGGGACGGCCTGACCCTGCCCGCCGATCACCCCTTCTGGCAGACCCACTACCCGCCCAACGGCTGGGGCTGCGGCTGCCGGGTGGTGGGCGCGCGCGATGCGCGTGGCGCGGCCAGGCTGGGCGCAAGGCCCGGCTACACCGCGCCGCCGCCGGGCTGGGACGCACCTGACGCCAAGGGGCGGCTGCCGGGAATCGATGATGGATGGGAGTATCAGCCGGGGGCGAGTGTGCAGTGCCTGGATGCGCACGCCGCAGGCGGCGGCAAGTATTGCGCCGACATGCGCCTGCTCGATGCCTTGCTGACCAAGGTCGCCAGGCAACCCGCCCTGATCGGGGCGCAAATGGTCGATGCCTGGCCGGAGCAGGCGTTCGAGCTGCTGGCGCTAAGGTTTTCCGGCATCGCGGACGAGGTCATGACGAGCAGATTGACACGCGCACGAAATCACTTCGTCGGCGCCATGCGCACCCAATGGGTGAGGCGACTGGCCGCTCTTGGAGCGAATGCGGAGACGGCGGAATTGACCGTGCGCGACATCGACATCACCCATGCCATGCGTCCGGCAAAAATACGCGATGGCAAGGCGGTTGATCCGGCATGGTACAGGTTGCTCCCCCTGCATCTGCGCCGCCCGGATGCCGTTGTCATCCGTCTGAAACCCAAGCAGGAGATGTTGCTCCTCTACGACTCAGGCGCAGATAAGGCGAAGATCGTCGCCCTGATCGACTACCATGGGAAGGGGCTGAATATAGTGCGTACCGCAAGCAGGTTGATCGAGCTGCAACACCTCAAGGCCATGGTTGATCGAGGTGAGTTTGTCTTGATCGATGGACGGCTGTGATGCCGGGTTGGGTTCGAACCAACGTACGCCTACCCTCTCGGGCGGCCCCCTTTCCAATCGGGGCACACGGCATCACCGCCTGTTTGCATTATAGATCGGCGCGGCCGAAATGAAAGGCCAGCGGATGCGCAAGCCGGAAACCGGCAAAGGAGCCTGAGATGCCCATCACGCTTACCTTCGACGACAGCGAAGTCCGTCAGGCCCTGGACCGGCTGGCCCGGCGGGTGGCGGACCTGCGTCCGGCGATGCAGGACATCGGTGAGCTGCTCACGGAGCGCACCAAGCAGCGGTTTGGCACGGGCCGCGCCCCGGACGGCGCGCCCTGGCCGCCCAACAGCCCGGTGACGCTGGCTCGCTACGGCAGCCGCTACGGCAAGAAGGCCCGCGCCGGGCGCATGGCGGGCAAGAAGCCGCTCATCGGCGAATCCAAGGCCCTGTCCACCACCATCGCCTACCAGGCCGGGCGCGACCGGGTGGAGGTGGGCTCGCCCATGGAATACGCCGCCGTCCAGCAGTTCGGCGCGCGCAAGGGCCAGTTCGGGCGCACACGCCGCGGCGCGCCCATCCCCTGGGGCGACATCCCGGCGCGGCCCTTCCTGGGGGTGTCCGAGGCGGACCGTCGCGACATCCTGGACATCCTGGCCGAGCATCTGGCCGGGCGGTGAGGCCGGGCGCGTCGCCTTCATCGCGTAAACCCGTTTAATTCACCCCGCCGCTGCCATTGTTGACCATGGCAGCATGTACTACGCGCCACCGTTCTCTCCTCCAGGGCTTGCCGCCCACGCCGTTCGCCTTCCGGACGGCGATTCGCCGCCGGAATGGGTGCATCTCGTTCCGGCAGGCACTTTTTCCGGCCGGGACGGGCGCGGGCCGTACCGGCTGGACGCCGAGGCGGTGATGGCCGCCTGGCAGAAGGGCGGGCTGGACCTGCCCATCGACTTCGAACATCAGACCCTCACCGCCGAGGAGAAGGCGGGCCCGGTGCCCGTGGCGGGCTGGATCAAGGCGCTGGATGTGCGCGAGGACGGCCTGTGGGGCCGCGTGGAATGGACCGGGCAGGCAGCGGAGCTCATCCGCACCCGCGCCTATCGCTACCTTTCACCCGTATTCCGGCACCAGCAAGGCCGCGTGGTCGCGCTCGTCGGCGCGGGGCTGGTGCACTACCCGAATCTGGACCTCACCCCGGTTGCCAACCGTCAAGGAGATGCCGACATGACCGATCTTTCTCCCATTGCCCGCGCCCTGGGCGCGGAGGATGCCGCCGATGCGGCCGCGCTGGCCGCCCATGCGGCCAAGCTCAAGGCCGAGCTGGAGGCCGCCAAGGCGGCCCGACCGGACCCCGCCGAGTGGGTGCCGATGAGCCAACACCGTGCTGTGGCCGAGGAGCTGGCCCGCCTTCAGGCTGAGATCGCCCAGGCCCGCGCCCAGGAGGCCGTGGAGGAGGCCATGCGCGCAGGCAAGCTGGTTCCGGCCTTGAAGGACTGGGGCATGGACTACGCCACCCGCGACCTGGAGGGCTTCCGCGCCTGGGCGGACAAGGCTCCGGTGGTTGTCCACGGTGAGGCGCACAGCGTCGCACGCAATTCGAGCACGGAGGCCTTCTTGACCGACGAGGACCGCCTCGCCTGCGCCCTGCTGGGCATGAGCGAGGCCGAGTTCGCCGCCCATAAGCATTCTCTGATCAAGGAGTAACCCATGGCCATCATCACCCCTGCGCTGCTGCAAAGCCTGAAGGTCGGCTTTTCCAAGGCCTTCCAGGACGCCCTGACCGCCACCCCCACAGACTGGCAGAAGATCGCCACCCGCGTGCCCTCCAGCACGTCGGCCAACACCTACGGCTGGCTCAACCAGTTCCCGAGTCTGCGCGAATGGGTGGGCGACCGGGTGGTCAAGGACATGGCCGCCCAGGCCTACCAGGTGCAGAACCGGCTCTACGAGGCCACGGTGGGTGTGGCCCGCACCGACATCGAGGATGACACGGTGGGCGTCTACACGCCGCTGTTTGCCGAGATGGGCCGCGCCGCCGCATCCCACCCCGACATCCTGGTGTTCGGCCTGCTGGCCGCCGGGGAGTCCACCCTCTGCTACGACGGCCAGAACTTCTTCGACACCGACCACCCCGTCTATCCCAACGTGGACGGCACAGGCACACCCACCCTGGTGAGCAACTACGACAACGGCGGGGCCAGCCCCGGGCCTGCATGGTATCTGCTGGACACCTCCCGTGCGCTCAAGCCCATCATCTTCCAGGAGCGCACCCGGCCGGAGCTGCAGGCCATGACCTCGGACCAAGATGAGGGTGTGTTTACCACCGACACCTATCGCTACGGGGTGCGATACCGCTGCAACGCGGGCTACGGCTTCTGGCAGATGGCCTACAAGAGCAAGGCCGCGCTGGATGCGACGAGCTTCAACGCGGCCATGCGCGCCATGATGGAGATCAAGGCCGACGGCGGTCGCCCCATGGGCATTCGCCCCACCACCCTGGTGGTGCCGCCCGCCCTGCGCGCCGAGGCGCTGGCGCTCATCGAGGCGCAGCTGACGGGGGGCGGCAACTCCAACCCCAACTACAAGGCGGTCGAGGTGATCGTCTCGCCCTGGCTGAGCTGATGAGGTGAGACCATGCCGCGCCTGATCGTCCGCACCCAGCCCGCCCACGGCGCCGCCCCGCGCTACCGCGCAGGTCTGGGCCCGTTCGGGCGCGAGCCGGTGGAGATCGTCTGCACCGAGGAGCAGGCGCGCGAGATCGCGGCGGATCCGGCCTTGCTCGTCGCCCGTTTGCCGGAAGCCGACGACAAGGCCGCAGGGGCGGTTTTGGATGTAGGGCAAGGGGGTAGCACCACCCAAGCCGAAAAAACGCCTAGGAAACGGCGGGCAACGCCTTAGCGAGGACGTTCGACCATGACCTACGCCACGCTCTCCGACATGGCGGCGGCTTTCGGCGATCGGGAGCTCATCGAGCTCACCGACCGGACCGGATCAGCCACCGTCGATTCGGCACTTGTGCAGCGGGCCATCGACGAGGCCGGTGACGAGATCGACGGCCATCTGCGCGGGCGCTACGCCCTGCCGGTGGCCGCGCCCATCCCGCCCTTGCTCACCCGCATCGCCTGCGACCTGGCACGCTATGCTCTGGCAGCCGAGCGCGCCACCGAGGAGATGCAGGCGCGCGCCGCCGCCGCCCGCAAGCTGCTGGCGGCCATCGCCGAAGGCCGCATGCGGCTGGGCATCGCCGCCGCCGCTCCGCTCGTCAATCC